ATTAAGAGGCAGTGCCTCACCACCAGCCAGTTGCTGGGAAAGTCTTTAATCTTCGGAGAAAGGGCTTTTTAGGGCGTCTCCCTCGTCGGAACTGGTGCTTTGCACCAGGGACCGAAGTTATACCACTGCCATGCGAGAACATCCGTAAGTATACGGGTGCGCACGGTGCCTCTGAGAGTATATTCATTTCTGAAATCTCTCTCGACTGATGGTTGCCAAAGCCGCGTGATTAAAATCGCGTAGCCGTCGCCTTCTCGGGTTACCCCGAGGTTACCGATCATTGGGAAGCGGAATCCTTCGAAACCGCGTCCTGCTGGTCGGGGATAAGCGATAACTCCTCGACCTTGCTTGGGCCGTACCAGAGGTACGGCTTCGTCAAAGTTGAGTGAGAAACCGCCGTCTCCGAAGTCTTGGGGGATACCGAACCGAATATTCGGCGGTACCCTTCCATATAGACTGTTCCAACACTCCAGGAACCGAGCATCACAACCGTTATTAAAACAACGGCGATGAGCAAGATTCCTGATAGCGTTAGCCAATTTATAAAGACTTTCGACATTGGTGACCCTACTTTTTAAGTAGACCGGCTTACAGTCGATACCGTCATAATAATGCACTCCACAGCTCTCCCTAAAGGGGGAGTCATGGAAACTCTTATCGGGATTCATTCGAAAACCGAGAAAGTCGCAAAATGACAGGTAAAGAGAATAGGCGTCAGAGGGGAGGATTACATCATCCCCAAAGACCGAGATCCTCCTAGTATCTAATTTCAGATACTCACATACGGCAAATGCCGCTGCGTAGAAGATCAAGGATTCGAGCTCAAAAGTGAAGCCGTTCCCCATAGCGGAGAACTTCTCCCATTTAAAAGCTTGACCGTCTATAACACCGTACTTGGAACGACATTTGTCCAAGAGTGTCAACCAGCGACTGTCGGAAATAAGACAGTAGACTAGCTCTCTTGAAACCGAATCACTCGCAGAGGAGAAGTCGACAGTAGCCAATGAATCGTCAATAGACGCGTCAAAGGCTAATTGCTGATTTCTCTCCTGAGAGTTAAGGTTTATTCCCTCGCGCCGAAGACGTCGTCGAATGGAAGTCCCTAAGGACTTCTGGAACCAAGTATTTAAACCTGGTTCTACCGCAATTACACGGTCAGTCTTCGAGTTCTTAGGCACAGTGACCAGTTGGTTCCCAACCTCGAAGTTTAACCAGCTATCTAACGGGAAACCCGTCGTAGCGTAGTTAGACCAAGAGGGGTAAGCCATAGAAAACCATGGACTCACCAGGGAGTATAAATCTCGCGTTATCCCGCGTTCATCGCGGAACTTGTTAAAAGCCGAGACCTCTGCACCTTTTAACAGTGTAGAGACACCAGGCCCCCAACCAGCGTTATCCGCAAATTCTTCGGACGAAAGAGGAGATAAAATCGAATCAATTTTTCGTATAGTTGCAGATAGCAACCACGCGTTGGGCCCGTGATATTTCGGGTCCAATGATAGGTTCTTAAAACGCTCGTTCGTCGTTTTGCAAAGTTCTTCGAACTTCCAAAACTTCGCATATGCCGCATCTTTTTTACTTACCTCAAGCTTTAAAAAATCAGCTTTGGCGAGTAACATAGTAGCAGTATAGGCGTCTCTAAATTTCCATGGATCATTAAACCATTTTGGTTCAATGTCAAGATCGACCAGTTGTTGGTGCTCACCATTATGGTAGAGTAACCAAACTGCCAGTGATCTAGGGCAATCTAGAGCTTCGAGAAACTTGAGGATCGTGTCATCGTTAAAACGACGGCTGATGCGAGTGGTACGATACGCTTTAAGCGCATCGCGATGAATCGTCTTAGACTGGTCCATCTACTTCCTTCCTTAGTCACTGCACGGTACCAACCGTACAGAATCCGGCATTAGCCGTAAACTTGTTCGAAATCGTTGATTGCTGCGGTCATGACGCCGTTCGCCAAGAAGTTCTTGACGTACGCCAGCATGTCCTTGCGCTGCTGTTGAGTAGCGCGTTCAGGAATCGAGAAATCGACCGTGGTGATAAGTTCATACGCTTTCGTCGGCGCTGGTTGAATACCAGTACTAGTCGAAGGCGATGTCACCTCGAGGACAGGAGTAACCACCTTAGCGGTCACCTTATAGTTACGGGAACCCTTTTGAGGTTCACGCATCGAAAAGGAGACGCTGGGAAAACCGAGCGCGATACCGCCGCTACGGTCTACCCACTTCGCTACGCCTTGAGCGTCGATACGAGTAGGGTTAAAAGTGTGGTTCGCTGGCGTGGCTTGGCCATCCGCCAGAGTGATAGCTGCAATAGCAGTCATTTAGTTACCTTTGGTTATGGCGCTTTAACGAGCAGATCGTTGAAGATCTGTTTTATGCCTCGAAAAAACACCCTTTAGGAGAGCGATTGCGTTCAAAGCATGAACGGTACTGAAAGGATTTTTAAATTCAGGCAGCTTCGAACTTGGCCAGTTCGCCATTGGCGAACGGGTCATAACGAACCGCTTGTAAAAATACTTACCAGAACCGGCACGCTTTGCCCAGTAACCGCTAGTATCAGGCCCGAAGCCCGTAATGGTCCCTTCGTACAAGTGCTCCTCAGTAACAGTGGAGATACCAGACTTAAAGCTGGTCCCTGCTGTTGCATCTAGGCTGTTAAGCCAATTGCCGACGGGTAAAAACCAGTCGACAACGAAGCTCCAAGGCGTAAGTTCCCAAGCGATCGTCAGAGGGTTAGTCATGCCCATCTGAGCGGCCGATTTGAGGGTAGAATTATTAACCTCAAAGTAGACTGTCATCTTTTGGTAAAGCTGAACAGTCCTCACCACGGTGCCAATTGGGGATCCCTGAACATCAGGAATACCCACAGTATCGGAATCACATACACGCATGCGCGCGTATGTAGAAGCTTTCCCAATAATCTTCTCACCGTTAAGGATAGCTGCTTGTTCGGCAGCACCATAACAGTCGGAGAGGAGGGGCTTCCATCCATACTGTAATTCTAGCCAAGCGTTAGAAATTGCATCAAGAGGTTTCTCCTGGCGCATCATTCTGTAATTACGACGAGTTCGTCGGGATACAGAAACGCCTAACGCCTTCCCAGCAGCCACTATATTTCCTTGGCGGAGAGCAGAAAAACTCTTCGCCAATTTAATAGCTGTGGACGCAAGCAACTGAATAGTCTGTGCACGCTCAGCAAAAGCTTGAGCAAGATTGATCTTCTGATCTTTCGCACGATTTAACAGCTGTGTGGTGACTTGCGCATTTAACGAAGCCTTTTGCTTCGTTATATCGGGAATCTGAACACCGGAAGACCCATTAGCGGTTAAGACGCCGCTAACTTGTATTTCAGTGCCAGACAAACCAGCCTGCTTCAGATATACCACGCCGGTCCAAGAATTTCTCTCGACCCGGTCATAGATATATGCAGTAGGCGGGATGAAACGATAACGGTATAAACCCTTATCGTACCCGATAGTGTCCTCACCTTGGCGCACTTTGGAGAAATAAGACTCAGTACCCGGTTCAAACACAGAAGTACTATTGGTAAACTTACCACTAGTATTGTAGAATCTATATAAGGTTCCACGCTCTCCTGGAATTGTCCGGACTCTGTTTTCTCTTTCTATCATAATGGCCTCGGTAAAGAACGCAGCGGATGACATATCCGGCTGCACCACCGTTGGTGGCATCAAGAGCTCTCCCCCTTACGGGGGGG